GAAAAGATGGAAGATCCATCTAAGGGTGCCTTATTTTACCATGCCGATTATGTTAATCCCCAATGGCGAAATATGGAAAGATTGGCCGTTATTGGTCGGCACATTTTTTATAACAGGAAGGACTTAAAATCAATATGATTACTGATAAAATAAACGATTTTAAAATAATCGTCATTTGCGTTTCAACATTAGTATTAGCTACAATCATTTCATTTGCTTGGTTTAATATTCATGATAGGTCACTAATGGCTGCAAACATGGATGAAGCAATTAAAAAAGGAATTGATCCAATTTCAGTTCGTTGCTCATATGTTCAGAGTACAGACTTAATTTGTATTGCGTTTGCCGCTTCAGCACAATCCCACAATGTAGCACAGCAAGTTAAAAGATAAAATAGGAGTATTATATTATGGCAGTAAAACAATTAACAATCAATCAGCTCAACGATTCAGATCGTGAGAAGTTATTTAAAGTTATTAAAGAATGTTCGGGTTCATTGACTAGAATTGATGGTGAACAAGACTATATTCGTGAAGCGATTGCAGATACCGCAAAGAAGATGCAATTACCAAAAAGATTGGTTTCAAGACTAGTTAAGGTTTATCATAAACAAAATTATGATGAAGAAATTGCAATACATGAACAATTTGAAACTCTATATGAAACGGTGGTAAAATAATGTCTAAATTTACTTTTATATGTGAAGATGATCCAATGCCATTTAGTGATGGCATTGTTTCGAAGAAAACAGTTGAATTCAATGGTGAGTCTTTAGATAATATTATCAGCGAATTTGAAATGTTTCTAAAAGGTTGTGGATTTCAATTTGACGGTCAATTAGATTTTGTCGTCAATCATAGTGATGATTTTGACTATAGTGCATTACCACCAGAATGGTTTACTGAAGAATTTAAAACACCACAATCTGATCCTTGGACTAAAATTGTTAACCGACATGAAGAAGATTTAGAACAACAATATTTAAATAATGTTTTTGGTTCTTCTGAATCGATTTGTCCTGTATGTAAGTTGTCCAAAAAAACAATGGAAGGTCACAAATGCTGGGATGCCAATTGTCCCATTACTGAATGTGGAAAATAATGGCAACAAAAGAAGAAATGCGGAAGTTTGCTATGAAAATAGAAAGTTTGGTTGCTAATACCGACTATACTTATCTTGAAGCTATAGTTCAGCATTGTAAAGATACAGGATTAGAAATCGAAGTGGCAGCTACACTTGTGAATCCTACTCTGAAAGCAAAAATGCAAGAACAGGCAGAAAAAGCAAATTTACTCAAAGTGAAAACCTCTCGATTACCTGTATGAATGGTTATGAAACCTTTGAAATATTCCAATCATTAAAACTACATTTTACCACCGAAAAATACGACTACTTTAAATATGGTGGTAAAACCAATGTTAGTGTTAATACCTTTGAGAATAGAAAAGACAAGTACCACTTCTACAAACTCTCACGCAAATTTAATAGCAAAGAAGATTTAGAATCTTTTATTGTTGCCAACTTTGTGGAAGACGATGTAAAGTGGGTTGGTGATCTATTATTGGAAGATGCTAAAAATGTTCACCTAAATCGGCAGCGGGTATTACAATCTCTATCTTATACCTTTGAGAATGATTGTAAAGTTATTCTTGAAGATTGTAAAGTTAAAACCGAAGATTGTAAAGTTATTTTCAATCGAATGTTGAAGGTGAACGATGGTAATTATCCACCATTACTTACCTTGGCTCTAAGAAAAGAAATTCAAATAGAAACGGTAATTATACTTAACAAGATTTTAGGTTTTGTACCGAACTGGTCTAAACAGATTACTGACAGTATTAGATGGCCAGATTACCGAAGAAAAATTGACAAGTATGCCTCTTTTTTACCACAAGATGTAGTAAAATATACATTGATACTAAAAAAGATGATGAATAATGATTGAGAAAATATATTTAGATATGGATGGAGTCATTGCCGATTTCAATAAAAAATATCGGCAACTCTATAAGATATATCCACATGAGGCAGATACTTACAAGGTGTTTGATAAATTCTTTAATCAATTTATTGAATCGAGGGAATTCGCAAAATTAGATTTGATGCCAGATACTATGGAGTTAATTGAGTATCTAAGATCATTACCTATTCCTACCGAAATATTATCTTCAACATCCTCCGAAAAGAGAGATGCTCCTATTAGAGAACAAAAACTAGAATGGTTGAAAAATCACGGCATCGATTTCCCAGCAATTTTAGTTCCAGGCAAAAGACATAAGAAGAATTATTCTAATGCAAATTCACTATTGATTGATGATACAGAACAAAATATCAATCAATGGCGAGAAGTAGGTGGTGTAGCTATTCACCACAAAGATGTAATTAGTACCTTAAAAATACTAAAAGATTTAATAAATAACTAATATATTATGTTTATGTGGATAAGTCGTTTATATACTGTTAATACTCCGTTTATACGAAAGGAAATACTATGAGTAGTTTTGCTAACCTCAAGCGTGGCCGTACTGATTTGGAAAAACTCACCAAAGCAATCGAAGCCACAAATCAATCCGCTGATGCGGGATCCAAAGATGACACCAGACTATGGCAACCAACTGTTGATAAAGCAGGCAATGGTATGGCTGTTATCCGTTTTCTTCCAGCACCTCAAGCCGATGGTGATGATGCACTCCCATGGATTCGCATTTTCTCCCACGGATTTCAGGGACCTGGTGGATGGTTAATTGATAATTGTCTTACAACGCTGAATGAGAAATGTCCAGTTTGTGAAGCCAATTCTATGTTATGGAATTCTGGAATCGAAGCAAACAAAAACATTGCTCGTGACCGCAAGCGTAAGTTAAGTTATCTTGCTAATGTACTTATTGTTTCTGATCCATCCAACAAAGATAATGAAGGTCAAATTAAGTTGTTTAAATTTGGTAAAAAAATCTTTGATAAGATTTCAGAAGCAATGAATCCTGAGTTTCCCGATGAGAAGCCTATTAACCCATTTGATTTTTGGGAAGGCGCTAACTTCAAATTGAAGATTCGTAATGTTGAAGGTTATCGTAATTATGATAAATCAGAGTTTGAAAGTCCTTCTGCTCTGTATGATGGTGATGATGAAAAACTTGAAGCATTGTGGAAATCGGAATTTGGTTTAAAAGAGTTTACTGATAAGAAGCACTTTAAATCTTATGACCAATTAAAAGGTCGTTTAGATAAAGTTCTAGGCACGGCAGTTCCTGGACTTGTTGCGATTAAAGCTGCTGAAGCAAATTTATCTGAGGAAGAAGTAGAGTTTAATAGCTCTGGTGGCGCTGATGATGAAGATTTGGATTATTTCAAGTCACTTGCAAATCAGAATTAAAAACACCCATGCATGTATTAAACCCGGCCTTGTGCCGGGTTTTTTCATATTACTCTGGTAATCATATTCTCAAACATCAAATTATCCCAAGCACTTACTTGTGTACCTGATGGAGCACTTGCCATCTGAGTTCTCCTATTATCTACATTGACGATTGGAGCTGTTGTAGATGGTGTGGAGGTTGATGCCGGAGGTGATGCAATAGCAACAGAAGCTTCATTAATCGTTGCACCACTAGGCGCTGACCCACTAGAATACAATGATGCCATATTCGTAGCACTTTTACCTACACTTGCACCAGGTAAATATTTGTCCTTTGTATCTTTGCCTTCTAAAAATAAAGCTTTAGCTCCACCAACACACCATGATGAGCTGCATATAGTCTAGATGCGATAGCTGCACCATCACCCTCTACACCTTTCATTACACCAGCTTTGTTCAAACCTACCATGTTCATTTGAGTATATTTTTTCATCAAATCTTCTTGAATTTGTAAATTATTCAAAAAGTCATCTTTATTTTTCATGCCGTCTTTGCCAGTCCAATTACTTGGCTCATAAACGGCATTATCATTTCCTTTGCTAGTTCCTTTTTTCAAATAACCAAAAGTTTCTAATGCTTGAGCACCAAATTGGTATTTTCCTAAAAAACCTTTACCATTATCAATTGATCTATTTTCACTTTCTTGTTGAGCTACCAACTCTTTATATTTGTCATAATCAAAACCCATAGGAGATGGTGATGTGCTTTGATTGGGAACTACATCGGATCCTGCACCAACTTCTGGAGAATAAGTCATTAAAGTTGTAAATAAACCTCCTCGTATACCAGGAAGTCTTCTTCTTGGCGGCGGTGCGGTCTTTTTAGGTTTATCTTTA